TAGATTATAAAGGGGATAGACATTGGAATATTAAAAGGTTTGCATACGAACCTCAAATTGTGGGAGGATACGCAGGAAGCCATGTATATAATACAGTAGACGGAGGCATCAATCCCCAACAATTACCTGAATCAACAAAAGACAGAAAAAACCTACTCCTTCAAGATATTTATAAATATAATCTTGCAGATCCTGATATGTCTAGAAGGGAAGCTTGGAGAGAGTCTAAAAAGTTTATGAGGAAAGAAATAGATCCCCTTATAAATTCACGTTATCATAAATTTAATGAGATGGGGGTTGGTCTTGGGCGCTCTGATAGTATGCGAAATTGGTTTGATAGTATTGACACGTATAATAAACAGGGTTATAGTGATGACCCTGCAGAACAGCGTATGACGGGTTATAGAGGAAATAATAGACAGATATCAAAAAGAGAGGCACTTAGAGGGCTTAAAGAATTTAACAGGGACTTTAGAAAACAATCTCGCAAAGAAGCAAGAGAAAACGCTAGAAAAGAGTTAAATGAGCGGGAAAATAATAGAGAGAAAACTAAAGAGAGTATAGAAAAAGGCATACAAAGTAATGAAATCAATATAGCTGGAAAAGATTCTGATAGATTTCAAGATGTGTATGGAGATTCTAATTGGAGTAAAAGAGATGTTAGATCACTGGAAAGATTGCAAAAAAGGGTTGATAGATATAATTCCTCAAAGTTTCAAAACGGTGGTTTACCTAAATATCAAGTTGGTACCGCTACAGCAGCGGATTCAGCAAGAGTATATAAATCATATTTAGATTTTAAGAATGCTGTAGAAAGTAGTCCTTATGAGTATAGAGAAATGTCTGGTTATGAAAAAGGTCTAAGTTCTCCAACAGATGCAATTGTAAATACAGCTTTACCAGTTCAAGAAGTTGATTCTAGAATCAAACCAAAAAGCGTTACTCCACTTGTATCAGATAGAAAAGAGTTTTTAGCAGGACATCCAGACTTTAAATTGAATGAAAACATAGCAAATACTTTCAAAGGAATAATCGGTAAGTATTTGCCATCTGGGCACCAAGACGCATTGATGCTATATGATTACTCAAATCTTGCTCCTAGTATGGGAACAAGTGATTTGTCAGAAGGAGATTTTCCAACTCCAGATCAGATAAATAATATGAGTAGTAGACCTACTCCAACACCGACTACATCTTTCACAAAGACTCCTAATACCATAGAAGAAATATCAGGTAAGATAGTAAATGAAGCCACTGGAGAATCTTGGACTAAAGAAGAATGGGAGGCTTTAAAAGGTAAAGGATCATTTGCAAAAGCAAGACAAAAAGCCATTAGAAAAAAAACAGGAGGGTATCTACCAAAGTATCAGGACGGAACAAATTCATTCCCACAGGTAACTGATGAATACGGAAACAAAGGGACGAGGGTAAAGCTTATTGGTGACATTGATCAGGACACAGGAGAAGCTTACACGGCCTACGCTCCACTGTACTCTCTACCAGAAGCAACTGCCACTGCAAAGCTCGACAGAACAAATCCGACAGCCGTAAAAAATTGGAGTAGAATAAATGACCCCATAGCATACGCAGCAAGAGAAGCAACTGAAAATGTTGCAAACAATTATCTGTATCCGATAGCTGAAGTAACGCCTGGAATAGGAGATGTGGCTGATGCGATGTACCTTGGAAAAGCTATAAAGGACAGGGATCTTACCGCTATGGGTTTTGCCGCAACGGCCGCGGCTCTTCCGTATGTGACATATGGAGCTTTAAGAGCAACCAAACCTTACAGAGATTACGCGGAAGGAGTAATAAGAGATTATAGGGCCGGAATAAGAAAGGCAAAAAAACAAGGAATCTCAACAATGCCTTTATCAAGTGCTGAAAAAAAGATAAGCATAAAAGCTCAAGATGAAGCATTAAAAGAAGGCGTAGGTTTCACTCAGGACTGGTTTTATCCTACGCAATCAAAATTGATCGCTGACGAAAGCGGAAAGATCAGAAAAATGGTTTCAAAGCATAAACTAAGAGAGACGCCAGAAAGAAAGATCATGGAAATTTTGAATGAAAATGAAGGAGGATCCGGTTTAAAGAACATTTCAAGTACTGCCTTTAATTTTAAAAGAAAAGACAGCCCATTATTTCAAAAAGAGAACATTTTGATGGAAACACACACTTTGCCGATTTTATCCTCAAATGTTTCAAGACCTGTAAAAGAGTATCTACTTAAAGAAAGGGGAAAGATACTTGGTGCGAATTTTTACGATGGACCATCTGTCACTTTAAGAAATCAAGGGTTTTACAGGATACCTAAAAATAGGTTAAAAAAAACAGTTATTCACGAAACCGGACACACTGCCCAAGAACTTGGTTATGACATGGCAAAAATACCTGGATTTAATTTAAAAGAAAAACATCCTGTAACTTGGGGTGAAGGCATTGCACATATTCCTGAAGGATATAAATATCCAATACCAAATCCAAGAACCGAATCAGGAAGACTTGCAGAAAAAGTAATGGTCGATCCAGTAAAGGGTAAGAATTACAATTGGAACGCTTCACCTTTGGAGGTTCACTCTGATCTAATGCCTCTTAGGGAAAATTTAGTTTCAGACATGGTTAAAAATGGATGGGAGTATGATGATGCTATTGAGTGGCTTCAAAAAAATGAAGCAACGCAGCCTAACATACTTGAGTATTATAGAAAGTCTCTTTCAAATTTTTGGAAGCCAGGAGCAAAGGCTTCTGATATAGATGCTTTTTTAAAAACACTCCCTGCTGTGGGAGGGGTAGGATTGGGTTTAAAAATGATGAATGAAAAAGAAGACAATCAAATACAGTAAATCCCATAATATATCATAGACCGAGCGAAATCATAACAAGTAACGCTATAAAGAAAAGTTCAACTTAAATTTGTAATCATGGAAGGAAAGGAGAAAGACCTGAATGACGGATTGGACATCGAGTTCAACATCGATGCGATCGAAGACGTGGATGCCGGGAAGGTAGAAGAAACACCTGCGGAAGAACCAAAGGCCGAAGAGCCTATTGAAGAACCTGCAGAAAAGAAAGAGGAACTGGAAGATATCCAGGACCCTGTACGTTCTGAAACATATGGAAAGGAAAGTGAGCCTAAATCTGAGGCCAGCGTAGAGAACAATGATACTGAAGAAGAATCCTTGGTATCAGAGATAATATCGAAACTCGGATACGAGGTCGAAGGAGATTTTGAAGACTCGACAGAAGGCATAATCGAACTTACAAAGGCTGCAAGTGAAAAAATAGCCGAGGAAACATTGGAGGCGATCTTCAGTAATCATCCTACGGTAAAGCAACACTTGGACTTTGTAATGGCAGGAGGAGATCCGAACAGGTTCATGGCGACTCAAGGAGAGACCACCTATGCAAGTATGGAGATCAATGATTCTGACGTACAGAAGCAGAAAGAGATCCTGAAAACATACTTCAAAGCAAGAGGTGATGAGGAGGCGTTTATAGATGACATGATCGAGACCTACGAGGATAAGGATCAACTCTACGACAAGGCTATTGCCGCAAAGAATGCATTGGCAAAAGTTCAGGACGCAAAGAAACAGCAGCTTCTTGAACAACAGAGAGCAGAAGCTCAACGCAGACAGCATGAAGCAGAGCAGACCTGGAATACTGTACGTGACACCGTGACAAAGGCAACGGATCTTGCAGGTATTCCGATCTCTGAAAGAGACAGGTCAAAGTTCATTGACTATATATCCAAACCGGTTACACGGGAAGGATATACTCAAAGAGATCTTGACGCAGGAAAACTGTCATTGGAACAGCAACTTGCAATGGACTTCTTCCTTTATAAGGGAAAGGACATGTCAAAGATCCTTGACACGAAAGCAAAGACGGCAGCAGCCATGTCGTTGAAAGACCGTCTGAAAAACTCATCCGGGAAGGTGAAAGGGGGAAAATCGGATCCGAGCATCAAAGGTGGCCAAAGATCGCAAGCGATCGAAGACATTTCGGTGGACGGACTGTTTTAAAAGCAATGTTTAACCCAGTAAATTGATATAACATGATTACTTCACCTATCGGAGGACAGAACATCTCAGTACAGAGAACTGTCTTCAATGATTCGCAAATGACCGACATGAACAGTCTGTCAAATGCACTATTGACAAAACCAACGGAGCTGTCTCCTATCATCACCCACCTTGCGGGTAAGGATGATATGCGATTCCCATTGTCATTTCTTTCTGAAGGAATGGGCAACACCATGTCCATTGACAATTTGGAATACGAGTATGGTATCCAGACCCGTAAATTGATGACTCGCCCAGTGCATGTGACCAATGTCGGTGCCAACCTTGGACAGGGAGGTGCGACCTTCGAACTTGAGTTCCCGGACAAATGGTTCGTATTCCCTTACGTTCTTGTAAACTCTGCAGGAGAGCAGGTACGTATCATGGAAGAGCCTAAGGAATCCATCTCAGGTGGTTCTTACACGTACAAAGTGCAACTTGTAAACCCTGACAGTGCAGCTGTACTGACAACAGGTTTCAATGCAGGTGACCTTTGGGCCCAGTTGTATGCGCCTGTAGGAGTTGACTTCTCACGTGGAAACGCTTCCAACTGGCAAGCTCCAGGTAAAGTGCGTAACAAATTGACAACCGTGCGTAAGTCTTACCACATGTCAGGAAACGCAAAGGATTACGTTGCTGAGTTCTCACTACCGAAAAAAGGTGGCTCAACCACCAAGCTTTGGATGGACTACGAAGAGTATCAGCACATGCTTTCTTTCAAGGAGGAGTGCGAAATGTACTACTGGTATGGCCAAAAGACCTACGGTTCTGATGGTATTGTAAACATGAAGGACGAGAATGGACAGCCAGTTGTTATCGGTCCTGGACTTCTTGAGCAGATCATCAACCAGGAGACCTACTCTACCTTGAGCGAAACGCACTTGAAGAACGTTATCGGTGACCTTTTCTACGGAATGACGGACGCAAGCAAGAAGCAAGTGAATCTCTACACAGGTACAGGTGGTATGCGTGAGTTCGATGAGGCATTGAAGAACCACTTTGCAGGCAACACTTGGAAAGTAAGCGGTGAAACACGTTTCATCACTGGTTCAGGTCGTTCACTTGGACTGACAGGATACTTCAAGTCTTACGAGCACATCGATGGTCATTCAGTAAATGTCATCAAGATGCCATTGTTCGACCACGGTCCTGTTGCAAGAGCACGTGCATTGCACCCAGTGACAGGTTACTCTCTTGAGTCATACCGAATGGTATTCGTTGATCAGTCGTCTTACGATGGTCAATCAAACCTTCAGATGATCAGCAAGAAAGGACGTGAGTACATGAGATGGGCAGTTGCCGGATCTGTTGTGCCACGTGGATTCGATGCGAATACATCACGTGCTTCTGATGTGGACGGTGCTTCTGTTCACATGTTGAAGACAGCTGGAATATCACTACGTAGATTCGACACAAGCTTGGATCTACAGTGTGTAGCAAGCTAAATTGAAACTCCGCGGGGTGGGACTTCGGTCCTGCTCCGCCCCTTCCCGGGGGAGTTATTCTTTCCAGCCCGGGCAAATACTCACAAATAATAACTGTAAAGAATCATGACAAGAAAGTCAACGGCGGAAGCCACAGGAACGGAGGAAGTATTGGAGGCTCCGAAAACAAAAAGTCCGATACGGGAAGTGGAATACGGTTCTCACGAAGTATTTCTTCGAAGACGTCCTTTAGGAGGACACTTACCGAAAGAGGTACAGGCAGAGGCCACTACGAAATTATCAAGCATCTTTGTGAACAGGCAGCCACTCAGAGGGTTCGATTCATCGGAAGATGAAAAGAAATATCTGAATGGAATGTTGGATGTGGACCCAGAAGACAGAGACTGGTCAAAACACGTGCGTAAATTCTGGGCAGAGCTTCGTATCACCGTAGGTTTTACAGGAGTAAGGCTTGAGATAGGGGTCGATCAGGATGGATGGCCATTGAACATTACTGACTTCATCACATACAACTTTGCAAAAAGACACCTGCTTGTTGCAAACTCTGAAGCAGAAATGATGAAGAATCCGACAAAGAAGTTCTACATCATGGATCCTAAGAAGGAGACATCGAAAAAGAACGTGAACGTACAGGTGGCCAAGCAGGCTGACAGGGAGTTCATCAAAGCAACAGAGGATGTTGATCGAATGAGAAATCTTCTTCAGGTCCTTTCGAATGTGAAGACAGAAAGCTATGATAAGGAGAGCATTGAGAACATGCTGTTCGACATCAAGCAGGGACAACCGAAAAAGTTCCTGGATGCTGCATTGGATGAGAACCTTGACATGCGTGCAGAGATCTCTTCATTTGTCAGTTCAGGCGTCCTTTTGAAGGTCGGTCCGTCCTTTGTACATGGCAACGACACACTGGCAAACAGCGAGGAAGAGGCCATCACTTTCTTTAAGAATGCGAAGAGCTCAGGACTTCTGAATATCCTGAGAACCAAACACCGTGAAATGATACGATGAACGTACTTGAAATGCACATAGCCTGGAAACAGG